GATTTCATACTTTCCTAAAGTATTCTCATCTAAAAAGTAAACAGTCGATTGTGAATCGACAACAGAAATATCATCGCATAGCGTATAGGTATATGTTGTTAGATCAGCAATAGAATTTTGAACGGTGACTCTTATGGTAGTTGTATCTACATTTTCATTTGGAATTTCATATTTGATTCCAGATTGAGCGTCTGTTATCGTGTATGTAAATGTTAAGTAAGCACCTTCTTTGACAGAGACATTATTAAATGTATATGTTGTTCCAACTCTATTTGCAGTATAGGCTTCTGTATTTAAAAAAGTGTAGGTTTTGCTATTAATAGAAGATGTGAATGTTGAATATTTGTCTAACGTCAATGTGCTTGGCAATCCTGTCGGATTTGTAACAACGACATTAATATTTGCAACAGCACCTCTTGCGGATCTTGGTGTGTAACCCAAATGCTTTGCAATAGATACAGCAGAAGTTCTTTTTACAGCAGAATCCAAGAACATTTCATTTGCTAACATGTTAGCAATATATGCATTGTAATGTGTGTTGTATGCTAACACATCTAGTAAAACAGATAAGCCAGATCCTTCAAAATCATAGTCTAAAAACTCAGTCTGAGCTTTTAAAAATGTTTTTAAATTGAGTTTGATATCATCAAAATCAATATCGGCTATTTGTAAATTTGCCATTATCGTACTCTTGAAATTGCTGTTGTGACTGTGACTGGCAATTCGGTATTAATGATTTTAAAAATAACATCAATTATAACTTCATTTGAATCCGAATTATCTTTAATATTTACACCCAATAATGAAACCCTTGGTTCAAATCTAAGTATTGTATCCGATATTGTTTTTTTGACAATTTGTATTGTATCTTCCGTAAAATTTTCAAATAATAGTGAATAAACTTGGCAACCTATTTCTGGATGGAACAGTCTCTCATAGTTTCTTGTTGAAATTAAATTTCTAATTGATGCCTTTACAGCTTCCTCATCATATTTTTTAGTAATATCATAGGTGATAGGATTTGCTGAAAAAAGCAAATTTAAATCAGAAAACTGTCTTGTTCTTCTATTAATTGCGGTAGTTGCCATTTTTTATTAATATTTATAGTGATGATGGCTACATTAATTTGATCAAACTACTTCCTCTCACAGAACCATTATACATTGTCAACAATTGTTTTTTATTTGAAGAACCAGCAAAAGAAATATGAAGCCATGGATGATGCGCTGTTGTGCTATATTCTAAAATTAATTGATCGTAATTTAAAACTTTTGCTAGTGCGACAGCAATCATGTAATAATCTCCGCTCTTTACATTTTTGAATTGAATGTCTACTGCCTGACCTTTGGTATGTTGAGAACTTCTTTCTGCTGCGCTGTTTGGTCTGTATCCAGAAGAAACATACATATTTGGAAATAATTTAAAAATAGGTTCTAAAATATTTAATGCTAGTTGTTGTAGATTAAATACAATTTCACCATATGGCAACCCTTTATTATCTATTTGATATTTAGATACAGCAGTTTCAGTTGTCAACATTTTGAGAGTATAATTTGGCGAAAGTTGATAATTACCCGGAAGTTCTTTTACTGATTTTAAAGAATTAGTTGCTGGAACAATTTTTGTTGATCGGCTTGTGATTTGTGCTGTGTCAATAACAGTTGGTTGTTGTCCCAATTCTGCTTTTGTTGTTACTCCAGAAATAAGAACATTTGCAGTCTCGTTTGCCGTTTGGCCTTCACCACCATGCTCTGCCTCTATTACAGAACGACTAACAATATTTGGTGGATTTGTATCTTCAATGTCCCTATTAAAAAGAGTTTTTCTTTTATCAAGCATACCATTTTCTGCTTTTCCGGCATCAGATGGTTTGAAAATTGGTAACATTGCAAGACCAGTATTAACTGCTGCAAGAGAAGAATCTAATGCATAGGTCGATGCAACATTTATCCACATGTTATATTTTGATTCTATCAATGTGCTAAGTGAAGATTTCAAATGCATCTCATCTGCGGTTGAAATGCTTAATCTGCTTTCGGCGCGAAGATTTAATGCTCCAGTAGATTCAATATTTACTTTTTTGCTTTTAATATTAATTTCTTCTGCGGCAGACAAATTCATTTTACCTGCTGCTTCAACAGTAACATCATTAAAGCAAGTTAAATTAGTATCACCATCGACTTGAATTGTTGCTTTGTTGCCAACAAAAATGCTGCACTCTCCATTTACACTAACGTCTGCTTTTCCATAAATGGAAATGTATCCGTTTTTGTCAATGATTTCGTATGAAGAGCCTTTTGTTTTTTTAACAATTGTTCCAAAACTATCAATCTCAATTGATGTTCCTGCTTTATGGTATACATGCAATCTTTCAGAACCGGGAGTATCGTCAATTTCAATTACATGACCGCTTTCGGTCTGAGTTACTTTATTGAATGGATATACTGCCGCATACGCAGATTGAGGCTCATCCCATGGAACACCAGACGCACTTTGAACTCCGGTAGTCCTATTGTATTCTTTTTCTTTAACAACAGTTCCAAAAACATTACCAGTTGCTAATTTGTTTATGTCCCCTAATCCAGCATAATCTTTTGTCGGATATGTTGCATTTGGATCTAAAAACCCCTGATCTAATACAATTAATTTTTCTGTATTTTCTGGATTAGAGATAGTAAAATTATAGGAAGAAGTTAGGTATTTTGATGCAAACGTGTCAATGTATAGATTATCAATCGCACGAAGAGCGCCATCTGCAATACCAGCCACATCGGAAACTAAATCAGAAAAAGTTATTCCAGTGCCATAATATGATGTGTTGTAAATCGTATCTACATTTGGTATTGCTGTAGGTACAGTTTGTTTTCTGTTAAAAATAGATCTAACATAATCAATCAATGAATCATACACTAATTCATTTACCATAATCACTGCCAACTCTTTGTATGAGTCGGTCAATGTTTTTAAAATATTTTCTTTATCTCCATTTTCTACTAGATTTAACTTAAAATTTGAAATTAAATCTTCAGTTATTTTTTGTGCAATATTAGTTGAAAGCGAAGTTTGTATTGTGATTTTTAAATTATCTGCAATTTCTAATGGTGTCTTATTCCCGTTGACAATATCAAATTCGTTATTTGTGCCAATTAAATTATTTGGGATTGCAAATAGTTGATAGTTTGTTTCTTGGCTTACAAGATTAAAAATTTGTGCTGAGTAAATTTCACCAAATGCATCGGCGGCAGACTTTAAAATAAAATCTGGTACTTTTACAAGACTGTTAACGTCTTTTGTTATCGCTAAAATTAATTTATCGGTTAGCGTTTCTAAAATTGGTGTGCTCATGGAATTAATTTTAGTAAGTCTTGTTTTTCGTTTTCAAATCTAGTTTTTAGACTTGCTTTAGTTCTGGCATCGCTTGAACTAAAATACGCATCTGACGTTGCTTTTTTATAGCTACTAACTAGATCCACAATAGTTCTATCTGTTAAGTCAGCTTTATTTGCTAATGGTATTGTAAAAACTTTTGTGTTATTTGGACCATACTGAACTGCTGTTGACCATATTAGATCTTGAACTGCTGGACCATATTTCTGAAGATCTAAGTTTTCGCGTTTAAGATTGGAGATCATTACATCATAACAATTATTTTTAATAAATGTATGTTGATCTTTGGAGAATTCTTCTGCATCAGATGAAGCTGCACTTTTCCATGCTGTGTCAAACGCAGACGTTGCGGGAGTTAAACCAGAAAATTTACTTTTCCATTTTGGAAAAGAATTGATAAATTGAATTACTGGAGAATTTTTAGAAGATCTTCTTCTTGTACCATCTTGTTTTTCTGCTGGTAAAAATGATGCGAGTTGGTATCTACCATATCCAGCACCATCTTCTGAATTAGCACCACTTCCATTATAATCACTTATTGTGCCAGCACCTTTTCCACCAGATTCATATTTCTCGGAAGTTTGACCAAGACTCCAGTTTGGATTATATGGTGTTCCAACTGGAACAATATTATCGTTTGAATCTCTAATAATATTTCCGCTAGAATCTCTCAAAGCGGTATCTGTATTTTCAAACAAATTTCTAAACACTTGAGTAAAAGTAACTTTAGCAACTTTGGTGGGTATTGTTCCCAACATTGCTGGTTGTTGACAATCTTCTCCGTCTAAGAAAAATCCAAGAACCCATGATCCTTCTGCCACTCCAACTGGTGCAGTACCGACACCAGAAACAGAAGCAGATGTTATTGGCATAATAGGCACACACCATGGCAAATCATTTGTTGGCAGAACACCTTTATTGTCTGTATGATAACCATAGACTCTAACTTTGCAACGACCTAATTTTTCTGGATCTTTTCTATCCTCAACTACACCAATCCAAAATTTAAAATTTCCATAGATATTATTCATCTTCAAAACCCAATCTTCTCTTAACGATTTCCATACTCATCATATGTTCTAATTTGTTGATTCTGTGATGTATAGCAGAAATTAAATATTTTCCAGAATAAAGAGTATCGTACAAATCTAAACTACTGTCATCATTTCCTCTTGTTGTAGTATCAGGAAATATAAAATCTAATACCATTCCAGCCTCAATATCAGTTCTTCCGGGAACTAGAATATTTAATTTTAAATTCGTTGCTTCTAACATACTACTCAATCTATTGCCATGAATCTCATCCATTTTTTCATTCACATTACCAGAAAATTATCAAATAGTTTTTCATTTTTAGGATAAAATTTTATATTACTGGCTGGATTTCTAATTGTGTTTTTTCTAAAAAGTTTAGTGTCAAAATATTTGTTAGCGTTATTAGATTTTTCAAAGTATCCATAGTCTGTGTGTTCATAATCTACTAATTTGTATTCTTTATTATATATGTCCAAATGGATTAATCTGTTTGATAGATATCCAGAAACTACATTTTTAATTTGATCTACAGATGAAATCATCTTTGCTTCTTTCACAATAAACATCTGTCTATTTACATCTTTTCCAGTTGCCAAATCAATATTTGCAGGAGATATCATGTAAGTTCCAATGGAAGCACCATTTTCATAAAGAGTATCAATTGAAACTAGATAAAACTTTTTGTTGCTTTCATAGAAAATTAAATTTTTGTTATTATCCCACTGAGTAATTGCTTTGCTTGTTAGCCAATTAATACATTTGAATGGCGACCATCCGGGAGAAATAAATTTTACTGAATTTTGGGTATTTGTTAAAATTTTAAAATCAGTATTTAATTTAATGTAATCATCAAAAATTTTCTGGATTACTTGATCAACTGGACCCGAAAAAGGATCATACAGTGGTAATGCTGTATCTAACAATAATTCTGGTGATACAAAATGAATAGTAAACATCTGAGTGTTATTATCTCTAATAACTTTTCTATCAGATATTTTATAAGTTATAAATTCTTTTGAAATGACTTGAGTATCATCAAAAGATGGTGTTTTTAATTTTACTATTAATGTCTCTTCGCCTTTAAGACCTAAAATGTTGATAATATTTCTACTATCAACTAAGACAATTGTTCCTTTCATGGCATTAGAAAAAATATCTTCAAAGATATTTAATTCTACAAGAAACTGTGTCAAATCTAATTCAACACCGTCCTGCGTTAGAAGATGCAACTTCTCAAAAGTTACGTCGCCAGCTTTAAATAGCCCTTCAGTTGTTGTGGTCATTGTTTAATTTTGGTGGAAAATTCATTAATGACTGCGTTAATAAATTCTGGTCTTAAAATTTTAATTCTTCGTTTAGATTCATTGAGCCTATCTTCATAAAGTAAATTTGTGACGGCTGTTGCAAATGGTGTAGTTGAGTTTACAATATAACCATTTGAATTTTCATAATGGTGAGTAGCATTGACATTAGCGTACTTTGAGTTGCAATACTGAATTAAATTATAATACGACATAGGCCAATCAAATCTTGGATCTAGAATTTCGTTGGTATGTAAAATAATCCAGTGCAGTTGTGGGTTTTGATAAAATTTGTCAGAAACAATTTCTGGAGTTTCTCCATCTAATACATCATACTCATCGTACAAAGATCTATTATTTCTTATATCTTCGTTAATGACCGCTCTGAGTAAAATGTTTCTAACAATTTTTATATTTTTACCATCATCTAATGTATACAATGTTTGTGGAAAAAAATTAAAATACATTAATAGTTTCCTTTTGTTGTAATCATATTCTTGGTTAGGAGTTCTGTTTCTCTAAAAGTCAGAGACATATGAATCTCAGTTGGAGTTCCATCTTTGAAAGTTGAGAGTCTATCTGCTCCATAACTTACATCCATAGTTTCCAACACACAAGGAGCGAATTGATGAAAATATTCATTTTTTGCTCCTTTGTAGTAATAACCTATTTGAAATTCAGAAGGATAAATAAAGAACATTTTTCCAGCAGATAACTCTGGGTGCATA